GGAAAGAAGTCTTCAATTCTTTTCACATCGTGGGAAACGATATCTACGAATGGCGGCAAAGCCTGCCTTCTGGTCACCCTTTTACGACCATAATAAATTGTCTCTTCGTGAGCACTGTGATGAGAATGTGTTGGGTGAAAGCAAATGATGATAATTTGAGTTCGCTTCGAACGTTTATGTTGAATGTCTGCCTGGTTGTGTATGGCGATGACAATGTGGTGGCAGTTTCCAAAGCTGCTGCAGAAATGTTTAATCAACATACGTTAGAAGGACTGATGAAACTTTTCGGCTTGATTTACACCTCTGAGCTTAAGGAGGGGCAGGTCGCGGCGTTTCGTGGCTTGGAGGGTGTTGAATTTCTTAAAAGAAGTTTTCACCTTTCCAAGCGTACCCACAGGTATGTGGCCCCTTTGCGGCTGGAATCCGTGATGGAGATGCCATATTGGTCGAAGAAAGAAGGTTACGAAGAGATTTGGCGTACCAACGTAGAGAATGCTCTTCGTGAACTTTCCCTCCACCAACCCGAGGTGCGGGACGAGGAAGGTCAGAAGATTATTCGAGCTTCGGAAGAAGCTGGGTATAAACCAGTCATTACGGACTGGAACGTTCTCCTTGACGAGGTAACGAAGCAAGGAGTTCTTTACGGGGCGCGCCGTTAGGCCGTGCCTCGTCCGAAATGACTTTAAACTATTGACACCGTATGCGTTGAACTGGCTTTCCAAGGCAAAAATTGCTGAGGATAAAAATTGGAAAGATACTGCTCGTGTACGTAGACCCTGGGTTATTTAGCCTTACTTAGACCAAGATGGGGTATAACTATCTAGGTCTGCCTCAGTTCTCCCTCTGTGATAGAAGTCGTCACTTGGGAACGAAAGTGACTTGCACAAAATTTTGATAACAACAACATGGAGACACAGCTCTCCACATCAAATGAGATGACGGGCACAACCCAGATTCTCAATGAAGCTTCCGTTAAGACTGTTACCCGCCATTCGGCGGAAACTATCCCAGCGGGACTTCTTAGTGCCATGAATGTCGGATACGATCAATCGAGCGTCTACGATTTCTTGGCAAAACCTATTAAGCTCTCTGTTGTTAACTGGGCTTCGCAACTTGGTGGAGCGACACTGATGAATCAGTCGCTCCCTGCCGATGCGTTTGCGAGTACAGTTTACAGTCAGAAGATATATGGGTTTTTGGGTTTTAAAGCAACTACGGTTCTGAGACTCCAGGTTAATGGAAATAAGTTTCAGGCTGGGAGGTTGCTCATGGTTTTTATTCCACAAGGGAATGTTGCTAATTCCTGGCCTGGCATGCGTGTCAGATCCTTGATCGCAGCCACACAACTTCCTAGAGTCGAGCTAGACTTGGCTGAAGATACGGAAGTTGTTATGGAAATTCCTTACATTTCCCCAACTCCTTATTACAATTTTCGTGACGGTGATGGTCCAATTGGTAGAGTTTATGTACTTGTTTACTCTCCATTGGCTTATGGAACTGGATCAGGGCAAGCAAATGTGACGCTCTGGTGCCATTTTAAGGACACGGAGCTGGTTGCTCCAGCCATCGCACAGATGAGCGATCGCCGTCCCAAAAAGAAAAATCCTTCTGAGGGTGAATTGTCTGCCTATGGAGACAAGCCAATCTCAGCTGGTCTTAAGAGCCTGTCGTCAGCGGCAAGTTCTTTTGCAAAAATTCCACTTTTAGCAAACGTTGCTGGTCCAGCTGCGTGGGCTTTAAATTGCTTAAGTGGGGCGGCCGCAGCTTTTGGGTATGCAAAACCCGGTTCTGAAGTTGCGACTACGAAGATTATCCAGATGCACAATTTCAATTGTCAAAACGACAATGGTGTTGATGTGTATCCGAACATGGGTCTTGATGCTTCTAACAAGATGTCAATCTTGCCCGGTTACGGAGGCACAGAACTTGATGAGATGACCATATCACATCTGGTTCAGATCCC